AGTAGCCTCTGCATTTAACTCAACCAGTCTATGACCTATAGGAAGAACCTTAATCACATCAGAACTTGTATCTACAGTCAAAGCTGTAATCGTACAAGAACCTGACGCTGACGCTGAAATATACCTCAAAGAACCTGCATACGTTGCTGCACTATCAGTTTGATCCGTAGTGTATATCCAACCCCCGTCTATATTGTCCTCTAGTGATGTTATCGTCAGAGTAGTAGACGTAGACGCTGAAGTAACACTAACTGCATCTTCCTGATCATAAAAAGCAAAATACGTTGCATCCGGGTTTACGATAGCTTCCATAAAGTTACAACCAGTAGACTGACTTTTGCTAGGTACAGCAGAAGCCATATTGTATAACTTGGCATTCTCTTTAGAAGCATACGCCGAAGCCGAACTATGCATTGCGATACCAATGCTGTCTTCTGCCTCTGTATTCGAACCAGAATAAGCAGAAATATAATAGCCCGTAGCTCCTGTCCAAGTCCCGCTTCTCATAAGAAGCTCTCCTTCGGCAATAGCTGACGCATCATAAACAGGGATGTAGGTTCTATAAGGATAATTACCGCCTAAACATCTTGCTAACTGCATAATTATCTCCTTTGTTAACCTCTCCACATAAAACTACCACAGCACGGACATCCGCCTGTAGCTTTGGGCTGGTAGTATTTGTCCGTTACCGCGACTTTACTACCTCCCCCAACATAGTACGTTGAAGTAGTCTTCTGCGTACCGTGGCTTACACCCTTACCTGCGAATGATCCATCCTTGATTTCCGTTTCCCTGTCAGGATCGCATATCCAACCACAAAACCTACACCTTACCAAGCGAGATTCGTTACCCTTCTGCCCAAACCAGTCCTTCTGGTCTTTTGGCCTTAACGGGGCTCCTGTATGCGGTTGTGGGTATATTTCTCGGTACATAGTTAGAATCCTCCTCTTCCGTACGGTACTTCATTATTATCTCTAACGCTACAATAATCCTCCAAACTGGCTATCCTCCCTGAGGCTACCATCTTTTCGGCTTGAGCTTTTTCAGAATCAGAATTAAACTTGACATATACTTTAGGTTTAACCGGAGGAGTCTGCCCCCCTGACGCTACTCCTGCTCCCGCTGCACCCGCAGCTCTTTTATCTTCAGCCACCTTTTTCTCTTCTTCAAGTTTTTCTTTCACCTTGTCCTCCTTTTCCCCTGCCATGCGTCTTGCGACTTCCGCCATAACCAATTCAGGTCCAGTAACCGTGTACACTACGGAGGGGTCCTTATTGTAAATCTCTGTTACCAACTTAGCTTTTTCTGTGCTCATGTCTAACTGAGGATTACCTTCGCGATCAAGAATTAAAGTGCCGCTCGCGTTTCTTTGGAACATATCCGGATGTTCGTCAAGAACACGTTTACGACTCTGAGCTCCTAAATCGTGAACACTTTGCTGGCTATGCAGATACTTCTGCCTTAGATCTGTTCCATAAGTAGGATGTTCAGCTATAAGATCGTCCCAATCTTCTTCACTTTGAGGATAGCGTTCAGTAGTAAACTTATCCTTTAAAGAATCTGAATCATTAGGCACAATAGCCGGTTTAACCTGAGTATCATTCAACCTTCCCACAAGCTCAACATTCTTACTTTCTGATCTAGCCAACGCTTCGTCTGTTTCCCGGAATTTCTTATAGATAGCGTCTATCGCTTCCTGGGTAACAGGCTTTTCTTCCTTTGGAGGTGTAGCAATCCTTGCTGCCTCCGCTTCCGCTGCCGCTTTTTCATCTACGGCCCTTTGTTCTTCTAATGTCATCTTTCCCCCTTTTATCCGTTTGCGAGTTCTTGTATCCAACCGTCTACCCACTCGCCCTTGAGTAGTTTTGTTAGGGCATCAATCTGCCCCTGGTAATACCTTGCACCCGCAAGGTCATTTCTATTAAGATCAGACGCCTGCCTGGCCCGTAACTGGTCCACTAGAGGGACCCCCGCTTCCCATGGTCCTAGGATTCGCCGAGATAGCACCTCCCAACTGTCCTCCACCACCGCCTGCTTGATCTGCTCCATTTCCTTGCGCGCCTGATTGTGCATTCTGTGCTCCTTGATTTATTTTGTTTACATATAACATCTTCAAATCCCTTATAACCTTATCCAGAATAGCTTTTGCTTCTGGAGTCATTGTGCTGTATCTACCTGATCTCTGAAACTCCATCAATTGCGGTAAAACAGTTGCCGGGTCAAAACTGCTAGGATCTATATCCTGCATCTCCTGTTCTACAAGAGTTATGATATCTTCAACGTCCTGAGCGTTAGCTTCAGCTCCAGCCGGTTTAGGCCCTATGAACCTCTCTACTGGTACTCTATTCAACGCTGTCAGGTATTCTGCTCTTACCTCCCATGCAAACGAAGGATTCTGCATAACGAAAGGATCGAATGCCATAGTTTGAAACAATGTCATAGCAGCTTGCTTATCTATCTGTGGATCTAATGCTGTCATATCTAACTGCATCTTCGCTTCATACATGCCTGCCATTGATTCCGGACTAGGGAAATGCTTCATCGAAGGTCTACCCATTATCCTTGACCATGTTTCAGGAGGCATATGCTCTTCATACTTCTGGCGTATATCAGTCAATAGGATACCGAATATGTTCTGCACCCTAGATCCCAATAATCCAAACTTCTGCTCCCCTTGCTGTATTACTGCCAATGTTCCCCTAGCAGTAGGCCTAGAAGCTGTCTCCTTACCAAGCATGGCCGGCGTTAGGTACGTCAATCTCTCAATAAGCTCCATCACGAGTTTTTCTTCCTGAAAAGAAACAGACAAACCTTGGGAGGGGAAAGTCGGAAACCTTACATCTCGTTCTGGGTCATCTAAGGGAATACCCGTAGCCGGCCCTGCAATGATGCGGCGGGGAGTGGTACCCGCAGCGGCGCGATAAAAGAAGAAAGGAGCAATAGACATATTACCCGCGTCTATCCTCTGATTATGTATAGCATCAAGCTCTTCATGTAGATTCCATACTAACCCTGGCACAGATTTGCCGTATACGCGCCCAGGGCGCCTCAGGAAGGGTCTTATTAACCAACTAGACCTTCCTACCTTAGAAATAGCATGAAGGGGCTTACCGCCCAAATACTGCTTCGTGTCGGCTACTGTAAAGAACACACATGCTTCTCTTCTGCCATCATCGTTAATATCATACATTATCTCTGATTCATAACACTTAATCTTGTAATTGTCTGGCAAGGTAGAAATGGCAACTGTACCTTCTGCATCCATCCGGGCTTTCTCAGTATCTCTTATCTCAGGTACATCGATAGCTCTGGATTTAATAGTATTCAAATCTACTTTATCACTAAGAACACCGTCTAACTGCATCTCTTTGAGTTCGGCAAGCGTGTACCATCTCTCATCTATGATATTAGCCTTATCTTCCCAATTGCGTTCTGTACTATTAGCGTCATACGGAAAATAAACATATTCCAAAGGCCTCAATTCCAAGAAACATCTCTCGCGCTTAATATAGTCGTATTGAATAACATATTCTAACTTCCCGCTCATAATAGCTTCAGGAGTAACTTCTTTTGGTATCTTCCGAGTAACATATGTCCAGTAAGGCTTCCATATCTTCTTAATGGCTATTGTGCCGTCTATTATAAGCCTGTGCAGCATATCATCAACAATATCGTGCATACCCATGTCCGTACTTACTACCCAACTCATAACGGTCTTGTTCATCTCAGCTACTTTGATATCGTGCTCTTCAACGCCTTCCCATGTCACGCTCTTCTCGTTCCAAGTCATACCATATAGTTTAGAATGAAGAAGATCACATGCAACGGTTGTAACCATAGTAGAGATATTGCTACTGTCCGGCCATGGTACAGTCTTAGGATCTTTGATACCCTCGTACTGGCGTATATACTTTGCCCTATTAACCATGTACCCTGCCCTAGAATTAGAATAGTCCAGAACAAGATCATCGATATGCTCAGATATCTTCTTAGCCATCTCTCCAGTAGGCGCTATATCAAATTGAACAGAAAGGTTGTCATCTCTATCCTTGGCCTCTTCTTTCTTAGACTCATCAGATTTATTGAAAAGCTCTTTAATCTTAGACTTAACCGTCATAACTCCCTCCTTAATCCAATGTCAAACTGCCTCTGTATACGCTGCTTGCTCAAGGCACTACTTTTTCTCTTTTTCACTTCACTCAAAAAAACCCTTCCTTTGTAAACTGTCTTCCGTCTATACTCGTCACTCCCAACATTGTATACTTTGTTAGGCCCTGAAATTGTTTTAACCTTAGCTCCATTTTCAACAGCCTGTTCAAAACTCATAATAACTCCCCTGCCACTATAGCACCAATCGAAACCCATACTGTCTTATTGAAAACCATATACAATCTCTTAATACCCAGGCTGAATGTGCCAGTAAAATTAGCCATAATACTCCCCATATAATAAGTAGTTTCTTCATTATTTATCTGCTATCCGTTCTAATACCTTGATCTGCCGTTCCCAAAAGTAAAACGTACCTTTCCACTTTATGAAAAGTGCCAGCAAACTAATTAACAAGCTGAGTGATGCTATACTTATCGCTATCATTTAATTCTCCATCGTCTATTAGATCGTTAAAATGCGGTCTTAGATATCCCCAATTTCCACCATACGATTCATTTCTTTTAGTTAAGTATGCCTTGATATCTTCTGGATTTACATTGGTTGTCTCTTGCGAAATTAAAGAATACTGCGGTAACTCACAATCTCTCCATTTATCGTTAAATCCGGTATAAGGTTTGGTAGCGATACATAAGTGCATACCATAAAAGAAATCATGTATATTTTCTAAGCGATCCCACGGAGTATCTTCTTTCACCCATACAACTACGTCAAGATCAGAACCTTGCCTGTACCACCCACCACAACGAGAGCCGGTAACGGTGATGTCTTCTATATCATCTCGATTGACTAAGAATTTAGATATCTCTCGCAAAGCGTTCTGCATACCAACTGGCCAGTTGCTTACTACATTGTTGGCAAGATTGTAAGGAGCAAGTACATAATATCCATAAGTTTCTATAAAGGATACGGGCTTGCTAAATTCAAAATAGTATTCTCCGTTAAATTCAGTTTTAAGTCTACCTAACGACCATTCTTCACCATCACCTATAATGTTATGAACAAGCGATATCTCATGTTCATCTTCTACGAGCCTGAATTTCTGTGCCGGAGTCTCTAGCGTTATGTCGTATTGTTTATATACATCTTGACATTTATATATCGCCCTGCCTACCTCAACCCATGCACCATCTATCCAAGCATCTATGCGAGGGCAATGAGCGCCAGTTATATCCCAATTTGTAACAAGTCCATTTTTTGTAGTTAAATTCCATTCGATACTATCACCGTCTGTAAAAGTATGGTTTTCAGTTACACCAGCTGTTCCATCTTGACTCTTATATTTACCTATAAAATAATCTTTAATTCGAAGATTCCAGTTATTAGTATATGACCTTAACTCCATACCACATTCATTTTCATTTGACCACTTAAACCCTCTATCAGTAGCATCGTTCATTCTAAATTCTAAACAATAACTTGTGACATTTCCATAAGTTGTTAAATCATTAGAATTATTATTCATCCAAATTTTATAATTACTTGAGCCGTTCCAG